TCCCCTTGGGAAGGGGCGTATAAGGGGCTCGTTGATACTCGCCCCCTTATGGGGGGGTGTGTAATAAAAACAAATAGAAAAGGGGGGGATATGTATATAGCTATTCTCAAAGAAATAAATACCCTTATAGATCTAGGTCATCACATTTTTCGATTAAAAAATAATTAATAATCATATAACAAAAAGTTTAAATAGTCTAATATCATATATATATATATAAATAAATATATAGTAATAATATAATAATAATAATAAAAATGGCTAATAAATCAAACATCATGATAAGTATAGATAGAGAAATTCTAGATAAATTAAATGAATTACCTAATAAAAGTGGTTTCATAAATAACTTATTATGTGAACATTTCTCGACGATAAAACCTTTAAAAGAAAAATTAGAAGAAAAAAAAGATTTAATAAAAGAGGTAAAATTGGAAATTAAAGAAATTGAAAAGGAAGTTGAAAAAATTGAAGAAATTGAAGAAATTACCCAAGAACAGCGCGAAAAAGACGCAGAAATATACGAAAAAAGTGATGAAAGATGGCTAAAATTGAAGGAAATCGAGCGAAATTCACTTAAAAACTATGATATTTCGAAAGAAAATTTTGAAGAAACGCTGGATGAATTCATGGAAATGCTGAAAAATCATCAAGTTGTAAACCTTTTAGAATATGTTCAATTAATGGGCCTAAAGAAAAAAGAGAAAAGGGAGGAACAAACAAATGATAAGTAATTTAGAAAGAAAAGACTGGGAGGAAGTTTTAGAGATCGCAAATAATGAGATAAAGGCAGCTAATAGAGTTTTTGAACTGCAATTAATGGTAAAGGAAATCGCAACAGAAAAACTAAAGAAATTTCCTTTAAAAAAAATCGAAGAAAAAATTAAGATAATAAATAACAATAAGGTTTATTAATGGGATTTCAAAAACATGAAACTGAAGAAGAAAAGCATCTTAGAAGAGTTAAATATAATGTTTTAAGAATAAACGGAATTTCTGTAAGGCAGGCAGTGATTTTTAGAGATTGGACAAATAATAAAGTTTTAATGATTTTAAAGGGAGAAGCACACCCAATAAGATGAAAATTCAAGATAAAAAAAAATATTGTGAAGAAGTCTTAAAGATTAAATTAGATCGGTGGCAGAACGCCGTTTTAGATGAAGAAGAGAAGAACATTACAATAAGAGCAGGTAGACAAGTTGGAAAATCAACAATTATAGGACTTAAAGTATTTTTCTATGCAATAGAGCATACAGACAAAACTATTCTAGTAGTAGCAGCTTCTCAAAGACAATCGGGTTTATTATTTGAAAAAATAAAATCTTTTTTCGTTGAATACTCGCCAGAGTTAATTAAAGAAGATCCAACAATGACAAAATTAATCTTAACGAATGGATGCAAAATTTATGCACTTCCTGCCGGAAGATCGGGTTACACAATTAGAGGCTACTCAATAGATTTATTAATTGCAGATGAAGCAGCTTATATTGCAGAGCCTGTTTGGATTGCTTTAATTCCGATGTTAGCTGTAACAAAGGGAAAGTTAATTTTATTAAGCACCCCATTTGGAAAAGGAGGATATTTTTTTGATAGTTTCGGAGATATAGATTTTAAACAATTTCATTTATCTAGTGAGGATTGCCCTAGAATTCCAAAGACTTTTTTATTAAAAGAAAAAGGAAGAATGACAAAAATGGAATATGCACAAGAATACCTAGGGGAATTCATCGAGGAATTTTCGCAGTTATTTCCAACAGCTTTAATAAAAAAATGCGTAAAGTTTGAAGAATGGAATTATAAAATTAATTTTAATAAAACTCTTAAATATTATCTGGGTGTTGATGTAGCAAGATATGGAGGAGATGAAAACGCTTTTTGTATTGCTGAATTGCAGAGAGAAGGAAAAACAATAAAAATCGTGAAAATTGTAACAACAACAAGAATATCTACGACTGACACAATAGGAAGAATACAAGAATTAGACGAATTATTTAATTTTAAAAGAATCTTCATCGATGACGCAGGAGTTGGAGGAGGCGTCACCGATGTGTGCATTGAGAAATTAGGTAAGGCCAAAGTGGTCGGTTTAAATAATGCAAGTAAAAGAGTTCAAGTTCAAGGGGAAGAAAAAAATAGGGGAATTTTAAAAGAAGATTTATACTCAAATGTTTTAATTATGATGGAGCAGGATAAAATAGAATTAATTAATGATCCAAGTTTATTAAGAAGTTTAAAAAGTGTTGAGTTTGAATACACAGCAGATAGAGGAACAAGGCATTTAACAATAAAGGGAAAATATATGCATATTGCAGAAGCCTTAGTAAGGGCCTGTTGGTGTATGAAAGAGAAAGGTTTAAATCTTTTCATAATGTAATAAAATTATATGGCTAATCAGATTTATGAGAATTGGACAATTGCAGGAGCAGGAGTTTATGATAATACTTTTGGATCAATAATAGCAAAAAATGCAATTTGTTTACTAGCACAATCTTTTACAGTTGGTTATAATGGAACTAATGAAAGCTTTATTTTACAGCAGGTAGATTTAAGAATACAAAAGGTTTTAACACCTGCTGCTGATTTACAAGTGGAGATCTGGAGTGCAGACTCTAACGGAATGCCGACAACATTATTGGCTAATACAACAATTACTCAAGCAAATATTTCTACAGCAGATTCTTACAAATCCATAACTGGATGGGCAGGAACTACATTGTCAGCATCAGGAAAATACGCATTAGTAATTTATCATACAGATGCATCAGCAGCAAATCACGTTAGATGGATAGGAACAGATTTATCAAATAATTACGGAGTAGATAGCGACACAGATGTGATAGGGGCAGCTTGGATTAAAAAGCAAACAGGGGAAAGCACTTGGACGAGAGAAACATCAGGAAATGATCCAAGAGATTTTAATTTTATTTTATATGGGAAACCTTGGGTAGTTTCAACAACAACATACGAAGAGGTTTTAGCAAAGGCAGGGGGAAATGCAAATGCAACAGGTAAAGATGTAGACCATGCAACATTATACATCAGACAAGCAGAAAATACTTTAAATGCAAGAACAAGATTTAATTGGACAGATAATTTCGCAAGTTTAAGCGTTGATGTTAAATATATAGTTTCTAATGCTATTTCAAGTATGGCCGCAATAGATATTATAAATTATAATATGGCGGGATTTACAACAAGACTAGAAGCCGAAGATATGAAAAAAACTTTAAGAGAAAATGTTGAAATATTAGTTAAAGAATTAAAAGATAGAAAAAGACAGACATGGATGGATAATGAAGCATGAGTGAAAATTTAATATCTAGTGTTGTAAATTCAGGAGTTAATCAAACTTCTAGTTATTCATATTCAGCAACAGATAATTTTTATACAATTCTTCCACAAAACTCAGATAGTCCAGGAACAAATTACACCCCAGAATGGGCTCGATGGAATGGATTTTATAGAAAGGTCCCAGAACTTGGGGGAATGATTGATAAACTTTCTTTTTGGATTGTTGGAAAAGGTTTTAAAGGGAAAGATAAAGAAGCATTTGATAAAATAAGGGGAAATGGAAAAGATACAGCAACAATAATAATGTATAATTTATGTAGAATGGGCTCGATATGTGGGGATTCTTTCGCTGAAATAATAAGAGATAAAAAAGGAAAATTAATAAATATCAAAGTTTTAAATCCTGCAACAATAAAAATACTTTCTGATCCTTCAGGTTTTATAACTGGATATGAGCAAATAATCCCTAATATGCCCGGAGCAAAACCAATAGGATTTAAGCCAGAAGAAATATTTCATTTACCTTGGAATAGATTAGCTGACGAAATACACGGAATTTCAACTATAGAAAAAATAGAGAAAATAATTTTATACAAAAATGAAGCTCAAGATGATTTAGCAAAAATATTTAAAAGATACATTAAGCCAATTCAAATAGTGCCTATAGATGAAGATGATCCTGTAAAAGTCGCAGCTTTTAAAACAAAATATGATGCAGCTTACACTACAACAGAAACTATAATTGTGCCGAAAGGCGTTGTAGATGTTGAAAATATAAAAAGTATTTCATTACCAAATAATTCAACTTTAGATCCTCTACCTTGGATTGAATTATTACAGCGTTATTTTGTTATGGCCGAAGGAGTGCCGGAAGTTATTTTAGGCCATGGAAAAGAAACAACAGAAGCATCATCAAAAATACTTTATGTTGGATTTCAGCAGGTAATAGAATTTAAGCAATTATATTTAGAAGAGCAAATTAAGGCTCAACTAGATTTAGAAATTGAATTTAATTTTCCTACAAATATCATCGGGGATTTAATCTCTGATGAAGGAAAACAACCTAAACCGGAAACGACAATAAAACCATGACAAGATTTAATTTCAAGAAATGGAATATAAAGAAATTGCTTAAACACAATAAAGAAAGCATTAAAGCTGTTGTAGTTCTGTTAGCAGGATACAATTATTTAGCAGGCTTTAACTGGAAAAGTTTATCGATTGGAGTAGGTGCTCTAATTGGTAAAATGTGTATTGACAGCATAGACTATTATTTCAGTGAGTAAAAAATGAATGGACTTGACATAGAGGAAGAACAATTTATAAAATTGAAACCTGTAGAGAGAGATTTATTAATTTATAAAAATGTTCAGCAATATAGAAAAAAAGAATTTAATAATAGAATTAATACTAGAATACAATATTTTTTAATATCTGGAATTGTTATTTATCTAGGATATAAAGGTTCTCTATAGAAAGATTTAAATACTTAGACTTCTCTAAGTGATAAAGAGAAGGAATTCAACTCTACCTTCTCCTCTTATAATGACTGACGAAATAAATACAGAAAATACGCCGATAGCAGAAATAAAAGAAACTGATATAATCGAAGAGGCTAAAAGACTTAAAGAAGAAATTATTAAAGAGAATGATGCAGTTAAAAAAAATCTACAAGAATTGAAGAAGTTTAACGCTGAGATGGAATTAAGAGGCAAGAGTATGGCCGGACAAGCAGTAAGAGAGAAAACATCTCTTGAAAATGCACAAGATGCAGCGAACTTATTGGCTAAGGCAATGGGCAGAGATCCACTTTATTAAAATGAATCATAAATTTGTTGTTGCTTTATTAGTAATCGGAATAATATTTTTTACAGCAGGTTTTATTTTTGGTATGGCCTTGGGAATAAAGCAGGGCATTAGTTGGTGTGTTGATACTGGACTTAATTTTTTAAAGACGAAAGGGATTAATTTAGATGTGGATGTTGAAAGTATAAAAAACGGAATTAATAATTATCAAAATCAAATAAATAGATGTTTTGAAGATACAAAATTTAAATAAAAATGCACATATATTTAATGACGAGAGGAATTAAACACGATGTTGATAGATTTATTTCTGAATTATCAGCTAAATATCTGCCGTGGAAAGTGTATAAAGATGGAACAGCAAATATAAAAGCAGGGGATTATGTTACACAAGTTCAAGTTAGGCCCATTCAATTATGGGAGATTGTTTTCCCAGAAGAAAGTAAAGATTTAGTTTTGAACACTCTTTTTAAACAGGGAGATACACACGAAACACAGCATAAAAAGCACAGAAAATTTATATTTGCTTTAAGAAAAATTTTAGGTGTTGAGCCATTACCAGAACAAAAAGATAGAGATTTTAGCAAAGGAGTAATACCTCTCTATCAGGGTGCTGTAGAGTTAATCGGTGTAGGGATTAAATCAGATTATCGCTTTAAAGATGGAACGGAAGGATTATAAATTTTTAAAAGTAGCTTTACATAAAAGATATTTTGATAGTGGATTTAGTTTATTAAATTATTTAAAATATCCTTTAGTCTTAATGGGATTTGTAGTTAAAGATATTCAATTAATTATAATTGTGTCAATCCTATACGCTGTTTCTTGCTACTTCTTAGGCTGGTGGTGGCTAAATTATGGAATGATGGACGCAGAAACAGAAATAGGTAATAGATACAATCCCTTTGTTAAAGAATTAAGGGGGCATATTAGGAAACAAAAGATTTAAATATTTAACATTTCTATAATCACATGGCTAATGAAGCAGTTATTTTATCTTTAGGTGAAGGACAAGGAAGAGTAAGAAGATTTACTTGTGCAGCAGCAACTTCTATTTCTGGAGGCACAATTTGTCAATTAACTGATCCAATTACTGCAAGTGCAAGTTCAGCTGCAGGTCAAGCTTTCGCAGGAATTGCAGCAGCAGATAAAGATGGATCGGATAGTTCAACATCAATTGGCCTTTATACAGAGGGGACTTTTGATTTAGTCGCTAGTGGTGCTATTACTGTTGGAGCTCCTGTTTTTATTTCAGGTGCTAATCTTATAGCAACTTCTATTTCTGGTGGAGAAATCGCATCTTTAGTTAGTGGTGGTTTAGTATTGGGTAGAGCATTAGAAACAGCATCGAATGCAGAAGTTATTGCCGTTGCTGTAGGAATATATTAAAATGGTTGAAAATGTAGGAAGTGTTATTTTAAGAAAAGAAAATGTAGAAGCTGCTGTAAAAGGATTCGCTTTACAAGAATATAAAATAAAAAATGTTGTAACTGTAATTTCTAGTTCTTCATGGAAAGAAACTTATTTCCAAGAAAGCTCAACTGAATTAACAGGGGGAACAGGAAATAATATAAGAGGAATACCAAGACTTGCAGCTTTTCCATTCGGTAGAGTAGCATGGACAAAAGTTAGCGCAACAATAGAAAAATATGGTATGGAGGGTATAGTTTCTTATGAAGATGCAATTACTGACGACATCGATGCAATAGGAAGAACACTTTTAAGAATTTCCCGAGGAGTAGTTAAGTCTGTTGAGGATCAGATTTATGATGTTTTATCTGAAAGTTTCAATGGTGGCTCTGGATCTCAAACAAATATTAACTCTGTAACTGCTGTTATTCCTTGGAATAGTCCAATAGTTTCTGCTGTATCGGGTGGTTTTGTTTTCAGAGATATAAACCAAGCTGTTAGAAAAATTGAAGTTAATAATTATGACATGGATTCTGGAGGAGTAATACTTTTAAGTCCAACAGATTACGAAAGCATGATGAATGATGTTTATAGACAGGGTGCATCTGCTCCTAAGTTCGGAGAAATGGTTTTAGGTAAAAGAAAAATCCCTACAATAGCAGGCCTAGGAATTATAAAATCAAATTCAGTAACTATATCAGGTGCATTGGTTTTAAAAATGGGAGATTGTGCAACTTGGAAAGCTGTTACACCACTTACAACTGACACAGAATATAGTCCGGGTATATCTTGGAGGATTAGAGCATGGGAATTAGGTGTTACTCAATTAATAAATCCGAAATCGATATGTATAATTATAAAAACTCAGGCATAATTTTTTATAGTTCTTATTTCTTATTAATATATGACAGAAGTTAATCTTAGAAATTTTGCTGAAAGAGAGGTCGATAATGGAATTCTTGTAAACGAGGGAGAAAGATTTATTTTTAAGCCAAAAAGCACAGCCATGGGCCTCACAATTGAAAATAAGAGAGGCTCTAACTGCTCTTTAAGTGATGGAGCTCAGAGCAGAGTTTTGGTGTTAGGTAATATCACGACATCAAATAATGAACAAGTTTATGTTAATGGATTAATTTTACATTCAGCAGATTATACAATAAATAATTTATCAAGTTCTAGCACAATAACATTTATTAATTCCATTTGGGATGATATGTATATAAAAATCGTTTATTATCAAGCATGAAAAAAATATATTTAATTTTATTATCGACTTTCTTAATTGCACTTGTAAGTTTTGCTATTCTTGCAAGTGCAATTGATCTTATCCCTCAAGGAAGCATAAACGGAAAGGATGTTTATAACATAAAAAACATTACAAATGTTTCTATCACATCCGGAGGAGATTTATATTTAGGAATTGTAGGACAAAAATTATGGTGGTATAATCACACACAGGCATCTGGTTGGAATAAAGTTGGAACAAATGTTATTCTTAATACAATAACTGATAGAGTCGGAATAGGAACTGCAACTCCGACAGCTACATTACAAGTTCAAGGATTAACAAATTCAAGTTTTATGGCAACAGGAAAATTAAACGTGACAGAAATATTTTCTTATGATTTTGGAGAATCAAGTCATCTGAATATTTATCCACAAGGAGACCTTTATTTAGGGCAATTTTTTACAAATAATATTTACTTAGGTAGAGCAAGTAGTGGAAGTATTCTAACAACAATTAGGGGAACGTTTAGCGTTACAAATGCCTCAGGAACACAAGGATTATTTCAAACTGCAATTCCAAATGTGGGTATTGGAACAACAACTCCAAGAGGAAAATTAGATGTTAATGGAACTATAATAAGGACAGAAGGAAATGCAACATTTTCTTATAGTGCAAATGTAACGAGTGGAGAGGGTTTATTCTTAAATAAAGTAGCCGAATGGAATGGTAGCGTATTAGCTACTGTAGGATCAACTCAAGAAGTAAATGTATTTAATTTTACAGCAAGAAATAATTATAATGATTTTTATATAGCTGTTAATGTAACATCAGACGACGGGGGAATGTCAGCAGGTATATGTGATATTTATTTAGCAAATGCTTCAGGTAATAATATTAGTATAACAGGAGTAGAAATAAAAAGATATTGGTCGCTTCAAAGTTTACTAGAGCCGAGGTTTGGAATTTGTAGTTTAGATACAGATTTCGGGGCAGGAGTAACTGATATAATGTATTGTAGAGTGTCATGTTTACATGGATGTCAAGAGGATAAAACTTATTATATAAATGGTAGATGTAATTCTCATATATTACAAACCTATAGATTAGCAAATTGGAGTATATACGCAAATTAAAATGGATCAACATTTACTAAGACAAAAACTAGAAACTTTCGTTTATCTTGAGATAGTTAATCAACATGATTATTTTAAAGAAATTTCTCTCTGGGTAAATGAGTATAAAGAATCATACGGCTGTGATGATTTCATCGATTCTTTTATTTCTGAGTATTTAGCACAGCGTCGTGAATATCACAGCAATAGGTAACAAAACGAAAGGTTTAAATAGAGGCTTAGACTTGTCTAAGTATGATAAATAATAAATTAATAATAATATTTATTTTATGTTTATTACTTACAGGAACAATAAGTTATATTGTTGGTTTTAAAAATGGTGCAACATACACGGCAGAAAAAATGATAAAAATTGGTGGAAAATTATTTAATGTTGAATTAAGCCCGATAGCAATGGATCTATTAACCAACAATCCAGAGTTAATGAATTTAGCAATAAAAAACAATCAGAATTATACAAATCCATTTTCGAATAATTCAAATGCAAAAATTCATTTTCAATTATGTATGTTAAAATCAAATGATTATGATGGATGTTATGAGGCACAAATTGCAAAGTATGGAATGGGAGCAATTGACAAATGACAGACACATTTACTATGGATAAAAATATTTTTATTTATATGTTAGGAATGTTAAGACAAATTGATAAAAAATACAGTGAAGATTTAGCTAATTATTATTTAAATCAAGAAGATATAACTTTTAAAAAATGACAGACAAATTTACAACTTTAAGCGCAAATCATTTAACTTTAGATTTCGAGCCTTTGAAATTAAAATGTATGAGAGATTGGTTATATAGAGAAGAAAATGTAAAAGAATTTATAAGATTGTTGAAAAACGAAATACATAAAAGAGATTTAGATAATTATATGGGGCTTTGCTATACTGTAATAGACATAGATAGTGGAAAAGGAATAGTTTTATCAGATTGGATAGATAAACTTGCAGGAGATAAGTTAATATGAAAACTGAATTTAATTTAAGCGAGAAAAGATATAGAAGTATTGATGGTGTAGATTTTAATGGAGATGATGAGTTAAGTATTCATTATTCAGAAGAAAATGTAAAAGAATTTATTAGATTGTTGAAAGAGGAATTTAATCATGTTAGTTCAATTAGATTTATAAATAAACTTGCAGGAGATAAGTTAATATGATACTTAATAACTTCGAGGATAAGCAGAAACTGGGAATTGGTGCCTCAACTGATAAGCCAGTGCTCAATGCAAGTTTTGGGGGGTTATTAAGGCTCTCACGAGCAGGAAGGATTTAATATGAAAACAATATACTTTGAAATTGGAGAGAAAGAATATAAAAGAATTGTAAAGGCAAAAGACGCATCTAAATTAAACTGGAGAAATTTTATTTTGTGGCTTGTAAATGAAAGCGCTAAAAAAAACTTTAAGGAGTTTGATAAATGAATAAAAATATGCATATAAATTATGATTTAACAGCAAATCAATACGCACATCTAAATGATATAGAAAAATTAATATTGAGAAAATTAAGTTTGTTAGAAATCATGATAAAGGAGGGACAAAAATAAAATGGCTTTATTAAAAGATTTTGCAGTGTCGGGTGAGTATGTAGAAAACTTAGATGACAAAAAAGCAACTATCATAAAAGTGCCGCATTACGAAAACTTCCCAGACTTGGACAATGAAGGACAAGTTAAAGAAAAACTTGTAATGGATATAGAATTAAGCGATGGCTCACAAATGAGTTATTACCCAAACAAATCAAGCACCAAAAATCTAGGGAACGCTTGGGGCGTTAATTTAGATAAATGGCTTATGAAAAAATTCGAGTTTGAAGTAATGGCTCAGAAGGTTAGGGGCGAAAACAAAAAAGTTCTATATGCAAAGGCACTAAAGAATGAAGGAAAAGATAAAACCCAAAAGAAGTAAGGGAAAAAAAACTTATAGAAAAGGACAGCTTAAATTATTTTTATTTCTTTTTGCTGTTCTTTTAGCTTCGGCTATATTAAGAGTGGAAGCAAATGTAATTAATAATAATTCTAATTGTTATAAGATTTCTAAAGATCAAGGAGATATAAAGTTATTCTTTTGGAGTGACAAATATAAAGAATCATCAACAATAAAATTTGCAGGAATGATAACTAATAAGATTCAAAGAGAAAAAGTATTTAGAAATAAAGACTATGAGATATATTTCGAAAGAAATCAAGGAGATTGTAAATCTATTAAACAAAGCGCTAAAGATATAGAAATAGGAATTAGTGATTTATCAGATAAATATGTTTCGGGTGTTGGTGCAAAGGGAAATAATAAACACGCTTCATTTATTGTTTTAGATTATAGATATAAATTAAATTCATTTGTTTTATTTCATGAGTTAGGCCATGCTTATGGTTTAGGCCATACTAATGAAAAGAATAATTATATGTCGCTTGAGAGTGCGAAGAATAAATATACAAAAGAACAAAGGGAGAAAATAATATATGGGCTTACAAAGACTTAAAGCAGTAATGATTGAATTGCAGAGTAAAAAAAAAAGCAAGGTTTCATTAGTTTATTAAATGTTGAAAGGGCAATCATGCGTAACTGTGGAACGGACCCAGAAACAATAAGAAATAACATGAGGGCCTTGATTAGAATAGGCTGGTTAAAGAGAGTGCAGCGCCATAGGTTTGAATTAACAGATGACTATATAACAGAAGATATTGCAGAGTTCTAATAAAAGAGAACTAAAGAAAGTCTTGGCCTCGCTGTCGCTCGGCCCAATAGCCCCCAACTCGGGAAACCCGAGGGGGGAATAAGAGTAATGCACTGCTGTGCACACACCACAAAAGCGTAAATACATTAATGCAATGGGTGTGAGTGCATTAATGTATTTAGGCTTTTGGGTGTAGTGTCCACCATCCCCCTACCCCCTTCCTCATAGGAAGGGGGCGTAGATAATAATACCACGCTGATGCGTGGCTATGCTATGGGGATGGGGCCCCTTCCCCATCCCTGTGCTATGGTATAAATCAAAAACAATATAAAGCCTTGTTCGTGTTGGGGTCTTAGCAAACAAGGCATTATAATGTTATTGATTAGTCCCCCATCCCCTACCCCTTCCCCTTGGGAAGGGGCGTATAAGGGGCTCGTTGATACTCGCCCCCTTATGGGGGGGTGTGTAATAAAAACAAATAGAAAAGGGGGGGATATGTATATAGCTATTCTCAAAGAAATAAATACCCTTA